GTATCTCGTTGGTAGAGTCTACTAGCCATGGCGCCCATCACTGTGGTTTTGTCTTCCCTTCTTTATTATATTCTCTCAGCATTCATTTGGGTGCTAATCTTCATTCTTGAGCACACAACTGAAGTAGTCTGGGCCACTGCCTGTGCTGTGGGAGCCTGGTTTACATTTCGCTATGTGCTTTCGTTCCGTGTTACACTACATCCTGCTACATCTCAAGTGTTCTCCGAGATCGTTCGCCGGTTTCAGGAGGAGTCCATGCTTAGTGACGCTGGTTGCCCTGCTGTTGCAGTTGGAGAAGACGTTGATGTTGATCTAACACCCGAGCCAGTCAGAAAGGATATAAAGCTCGTGAGATCCCACCGTCGAGTACCTTATGCTATCAGAGTTGCACATCTTGCTAAAGCTCAAGTTGGACTTCTTGCCAATACCAAGGCGAACGAGTTGGTATACGCTAGGATCTGCAGAGATGAAATGGTTAAACATGGGTTGCGTCCATCACACATAGCACACATGGTCCCCATTGCCACAGCTGCTTGTTTTGTGCCATTGGATGAAGATTTCTTAGCAGCTTCCCTTCGACAATGCTCGGAGATGACTGCCCGTAGGGCCCTGTTGGGTCCTATTGGTAGCAAATAGGGAGGCCTACTCTGCACCAGCGGGTTCACCACTCCTACATGGAGAGGTGAACCGGAGGGGATGCTGGTGAAGAGAGGACCACCCCTCGCAAAACCCCGTAAATTGTACCGTTTTACAGGGATGGGAACACATATACGGTATGGAGTGCATGATCACTCCTTGGGTAATGTTCGGCGGGGACTAGTGGAGCGAGTTTATATGGTCGAAAGATCAGGTGAGCTTGAGTCCACTCCTAAACCCATTCCCGGTGCGTTTAGCCAACTATCCCGGTTCCGCAGCGCCCTGACACCTAATCTAGCCAAGACCACCAGAATGACAACCGAGCAATTTCTCGGATTTTATTCTGGTCGCAAGCTAGAACGGTATCAGAGGGCTGCAGAGTCGTTAGCGCTCTTTCCCATTAGGGAGAAGGATGCTTGGCTATCTACGTTCGTTAAGGCGGAGAAATTGAATATCACCGCTAAACCCGATCCCGCTCCACGGGTGATACAACCTAGAGATCCTAGGTACAATGTGGAGTTGGGACGCTATTTGCGGCATGCTGAAGAGCTATTGTTCAAGGCCATAGACAAGACGTTCGGTGGGCGAACAATTTTTAAAGGCATCAGTTCTGATACTGCTGGTCAAGAGATGGCTGCCATGTGGCAATCATTTTCTAAGCCAATTGGAATTGGGATGGATGCCAGCCGCTTTGATCAACACATTTCCAAAGAGGCTCTTGAATTTGAGCACTCCATGTGGGTGTCCATGTTCCCTGAGTCTCAAAGGAAACTTTTAAAACGGCTCTTGTCTTGGCAGATTAATAACCGTGGACTGGCGCGGTGTCCAGATGGGGAGATTCGGTATCGCGTGCAAGGTTGTCGTATGTCTGGTGACATGAATACTTCTAGTGGTAATTGTTACATCATGTGTGCATCTGTGTACTCATGGTGTGTTAAACAAGGACTTAGGAAATTCAGATTGGCCAACAACGGCGATGATTGCATGGTTGTCATTGAAGCTGAAGATGAGCTCAAGTTCCGGGAGGGTCTTATAGACTATTACCGCATGCTTGGGTTTACTATGAAGGTTGAAGAGACTGTTCATGACCTGGAAAAGATTGAGTTTTGCCAAACTCGACCTGTCTTGGTCGGGGACAATTATCGTATGGTGCGTAATTTGCATGCATCAATGTCTAAAGACCTGCACAGCCTTAATGATTTGACGAGTGATGTAGCGCGTTCCCAATGGGTTGACGCGGTAGGTAAGGGCGGGAGGGTCATGAATGATGGTGTTCCTGTTTTGAAATCGTTTTTTAAACAATTTCCAGCAGGCGCTAAAGCCCATGGTAATTCCGACCTAGCTGAATCACTACGAGAACAGTGGAGATACAAGTTCAGTCGCGAGTGCAAATTCGAAGACTTGGAACCCACTTCCGAATCACGGTATTCATTTTGGCTTGCATTTGGAATCACGCCAGATGAACAGATTGCCCTGGAGCAGGGGTTTCAGCCACTAAAAATGGCTGAGATTCTGGAACAACCGGAGGAGGAAGTCACTCTCCTCAGGTTCTCTGGGGCATGAAAACTCTTCAATCACCCATAACTAACCAATATGGAAAACGCTGAAGCACAATCTACTAGGAGATCTCGTTCTAAAGAAAGAGGAAGTAAGGAGGGTCCCGCCTACCAGAAGGTTGCTGAGAAAGCTGTGTATAAAGAAGCTGACTATAAAGCAGAGAGCGGACCTTCAGTGTCCATGACTGTTGTCGGTGAAACTGTTTCTTTTGAGCAACACTTCCACTTCTGATGGCACAACGTGTGATAATAGTTCGCGAAACTGTTGACCATTTACCACTTTTGTTGGTTTGGGTTATAGTTATCGTTATCATTGCTGTTGTTGGATTGTTATCCAAGGACCCTCATGAAAGAATTAACCACTCTTTCCACGAGAATAACCAGAAAACTCAATATATTACTATAGGTGGTGCTTCTCAAACAAAAACAAGTTGACTAATAACATGGCTCGTAAGGCTCTTTCTAAGACCAATGCTACAATTAAGCGAACTGCCAAGACGTTGAACAAAATTGATCGACAACTTGGTGGTCTCGTATTAGCTAATCCCGTGTCTAAAGCCGTGGTTCCGTATGCCAATGCTCTTGCGACAGTTGTTGATTATTTTGATGAACTCATGCCTACTTCTGGCGTGAGTAATCCTCAGATAATCAATGGGTTAGTGGCTGGGACATCTCAGACAATGCCCGTGAAGCGCAACAAGCCTAGGATCACTGGGTCACGAGGGAATATAAGGATTATGCATAAGGAATTAGTGGGTGAGGTTCAGACTAATGGTACTGGTGGTGTTGTTACATCCGCCGTTAAAACTAACGGTGAATCCATCTACCACTTATCACCTACAAATACCCACTTGTTTCCTTGGTTGTCACGGATAGCGCGCAATTATGATTACTTCAGATTTGACCGTGTTCGGTTTGTTTATGTGCCTACATGTAGCACTAGTACTGCTGGTAGGGTGATGCTGGGGTTTGATCCAGATGCAGCTGATCATGTGCCTACTGACAGATCAGCATTATCATCATACTCATGCTCCATAGACTCATCCTGCTGGGGTGTTTCTAAACTAGATGCTAAACTGCCAAACAACCAACCCTGGTATCAAACTAATGATGTATCATCTCCATCTATGTATTCTACATCTGCTATGGGTCAAGCCTTTTGGGCCACCTGGGCGGCTGTTGGGACATTTCCTGTTGGAGAGTTGTATGTCATGTATGAGGTTGTCTTAAAAGATCCACAACCAAACGAGAACGCAAGTTACCGTGCCACAGGGAGTGGTAGTGCTGTTGTATCACAATTCTCACCTGCTGCCCCTGCAACCATCAGTTCCACAGATAACTCAATTACTCTAACTATGTTTGCTACTGGCACGTTCAATATTGTATTCCATGCTGTCACTGCACAGACCACTGCCAATATTATTGTTGGTACTTCTGGCAGTGTTGCCAATGATACCACCATGGTGAAGGTCGGTGATCTCACCGAGGCTATTGGATGTGTACAGGTGAATGTCAGTGGTGTTGGGTATAATTCTAATGGCACGTTGATTGATCCAGCACAGGTAACTTTCGGGTCACTTATAACATTGGGAACTTACGAAGTCACAATTATGCGCGATGAGCGTGTATCTGTATTTCCTTAGTAGCGTCTTCACCAGCTGACGTTAAATGGATCTGGGTAGGTTGCCGTTCGATTGGGCATTTACAATCGGAAGTTTTGACACATAACTTTGACTATGTGTCCTGGAGTAGTGTCTGATCAACATTATTCCAGATTCGCACGAGGTGCAAACTCGTGTAAGAGCGCTTGTGTGCGTGAGGTCGGTTGGGTGGGTATTGGTGCTGGATCCTGGGAAACAGGCTTGACGGGCTTGCTGTGGTGGCAGGCCGACGCATCACCCATGATACCACACAAAACTCCTTACGCACAAGCTGCACAGAGCCTACTGGAAGACCAGTGGGGGGCCTCTGGTGTAGATCCTCT